CTAGAACTGCTGTTTTTGGTGCTTCTGTTATATCTTTGAATTTCATGACGGCGTCCACCTTGTTCTTGGCACTAATTTTGTTTTGCTTCCTAGCGCCACATAACCTTCACCGCCTTTTTCTCCTTTGGTGCTTTGTTTAACATCTGAAGGAGCGTCATCTAGTTGTTGAATAATATGATCCTTGGCTTTCATAATTTGTTTAACTAAGCTAAACACAGCAGGTAACGCATTAGGATTAGCCTTTGCCATATCATTTATTTTTGCTTGTTTATTAGCACTTACTTTACTGCCAGCTAACCAATCAAAGAATCCTTTTTCTAAGCCTTTTAGATTACCTGCTCTGCTAGTTTGGTTTACATAAGTGTAAATTATATTTTTCATATCACTTAACCCTGCTACTGGTGCTAGAAAGTTATCTATGCTTTGACCATATTGGCTGGCAAATTTTTCTATATTGTCTACTTCAGAAGTATCAATAGTAGGCTGGTGTGTAACATATGTTTGTCCTAAGACAACAGCATCGTTACTGTTTAATTCCTGTACATCCTTAATTGGCTTGCCTGAAGGATCGCCAAATGCTGGATACTTTGTATGTACAACTACACCTACTTTACTATTTTCAATTCTTTTACCCAATTGACTGTTTGGATCTACAGTATAGGTTACTAAATTAGGTGTAAAATTTATTCCTTCTGCTGTTGACTCTACAGGATTACCAGGATGATATAACAAGTCTCCATAAACATATCCTCTAAAATCAACTGGAGTAGATGCTTCCATTATACTGAATATAGCAGCCATATCTCTACCAAATGTTTCACGCCAGTCTTCGCCTTTACCTGTGTTTGTAATGAATTGGTAAAGTTCTTGTGGAGATTTAGCAGTTTGTCCTTTACTCCAACCGTTCTTACCTACTAAAACAAATTCGCCATTAGGTTCACGACCATAATACATAGTAGGATAACCATCCCATTTTATAGCTACGTCTCCGCTATCGCTGCCAAGTTTACGTAAAATATCGATTGCTTTAGTAGCACCCGCACTACCATCAATAAAAACAAGATCTTCTAAATGATTATATTCTCTGCCTACTTTGGCTTCAGTGAGTATCTTGAATTCGCTGTAACGCATTAGTATTCTCCGTTACGAAAATTCTCTACCTCACCTCTTAATAATCTTGATACACATTCCATTTTTTCAGCATCAGTGAGCATGTCTGCCGGACGCTTTGGAATTTTGAATTCAGTACAGTAAGACTCAATTGCTTTATCAATCATAGGTAGTAGGTCTTTTTTATTATATTTCCCGCCGTTTTGTACTGCTTTTTGTACAGCACACATTGCCGGATATGTTTGCTTGCGGTAAAACATTGGATCATTTTTCATGAAAACATTTAAGTCTTCAATAATATCAAATGGTAATTGATCACCGACTTTTAAATCTTCGATTGCTTTCTTGTCAAAGATTTCGTTAATCATTACCATTTTCTACAACTCCAATAACGTGCTTTTGTACGTGGACCCGGATTGTCGCAATTGTGTCTAGCACGGAAACTTCTTCTACGTGCTGGATTTGATTTTTTTATTTTCATATTAGGATCACCAAAGTTTACTTTTTTAACATTCTTAGTCTTTGGATCTTTGACATATACTTTAAACTTTTTTACATCGCCACGCATTGGTTTACCAAGTGATACTTTACGACCTTGATATTCTGCTTCGTCGAGCTCGTCGTCCTCATTGAACCACATAGTACCATATGCTTCATGAAACTCGTCACCGTCGTAAGTTTCTTCATCAATTACATCGCCTTCGCCCATAATTTCGATGTCAAAGTCTGTATGGCCCATTTCAAACATATAGTTTGCTAATTTGCCAGCATACTCATCTGCTTCACTTTCATCTAACTCTCTTGCTAAAGGGATTTCTATATAACTGTTATCGTTCTCTGTATAAATCTGCTGTTCTGCGAAGATACTTTCATCTAGAGAAACTTCTTGTTTTTCCATTACTAAACGTACAAAATAAGCCATTGGTGTTCCTTAGTTTCTATTATATGTTATTTATCTATATCTTCTTTGTAGACTAATTTGTCGATTCGGCTAATATTATCACCACAAATTAATTGTATCATAAACAATACTTTTTCATCTCTAATAAAAATATATTGTCCTTTTATCCATCTTGCCTCTACTAAACAATTGTCAAGTAGAACCGGTCCTACTCTTGCTTTATCAGTATTTGCTATTAACCATTTTCCTAATTCTTTTTTAGCTTGCTTACGTCCAAACGTAACTTTGATAGGAAAATTTGTAGGTTTATCAATTACTATAACATTAGTGTTGTTTTGTAAAAAATTAATTGCTGTAGGATCAGGTTCGTAATATTCTGTACATGTATTAAGTGTGGTAAATTTTTGAATAAATGATTTATTATTACTATAAATGTTAAGTGTGTTATATTCACAGCGCACAAGATAGTCGCTAGAATTTTTTAAAAATCTATATATTTTTTGACAACACAAAAAATCTTCTACAGAAACTACGTCTATACTTCTCCACGATTTTTTTACAAGTGTCTTTCCAGCTTTGTAAAGTTGATCATATCGAAATAATTCTGAACTAGCATATGCTAAATTGCCTTTTCGTTGTAATTCTGTTCTAAATATATGAGCCAATGGAGAACGTATGGTAACTTTATATAGATATTTTCCATAATGTAGTTTAGTAGTTTCAAACTTCTTCACAGACTTTAGCATTTATTTCCAACTCAATTTTTTCTTTAAACAAAATATTAATTGTGCCACCATTTTTTAGATCTCCAAATAATAAAGCTCTACTCAAAGGACGCTTAATTTGTTCGTCAATAACTCGTTGTAAAGGTCTAGCGCCCATTTTAGGATTAAATCCTTTGTCAACTAGATAATCCAATGCTTCGTCTGTAATAGTTATTACAACATCTTTTTGTTTGACTTGATCTTTTAATTCTTTTAAGAATTTGCCAACAATCTTAAGCATAACTTCTTTACCTAGTTTAGCAAATGTAATTACAGCATCAAGTCTGTTTCTAAATTCTGGTTTAAAGAATTCTTTGACACTTTCATCTTCATATTCTTTTTCAAGTTTTTGACCAAAGCCAATATTGTGTTTTTCAGCTTCTTGTGCGCCCAAGTTAGTTGTCAATATAAGCACTGAGTTTCTAGCATCTGCTTCTTTACCATTGCTGCCTGTAACCATACCGTTGTCCATAAGTTGTAGTAAGACAGCAGAAACATCAGGGTGTGCTTTTTCAATTTCGTCAAGCAACAACACACAGTTAGGATTTTCTTGTAATTTAACAATTAACTGACCAGCGTCATCTTCAAATCCTACATAACCTGGAGGTGCTCCAATAAATTTAGCAACACTGTGTTTCTCTTGGTATTCACTCATATCAAACCGCACAAGTTCTACACCTAAATGATGTGCCAATTGCTTTGCTGTTTCTGTTTTACCTGTACCTGTTGGACCCATAAACACAAACGAGCCAATTGGTTTATTGTCAGGTTTAAGTCCAGCTTGGGCAACTAGGATTTTGTCAACGAGTGCTGTAATTGCTTTGTCTTGACCAAATATACTGCCTTGAAGATTCTTTTCAAGATTTGCCAGATTTTCTGTTTCTCTTTCCGCAACTTGTTCTTCAGGTATTTTTACCATTTTAGCAAGTTCAAATTGAATATTTTCTTCTTTTATAATTAAATCATCAGTTTGATCTTTAACTTTAAATCTACTACAAGCAACATCTATTAAATCAATAGCTTTATCAGGTAATTTCTTATCTGGTTGATATTTTACACTCAACTTAACACTTGCTTGTATTGCTTCATCTGTAATTTCAACATTATGAAACTCTTCGTAATATTTTTTAATACCGTGTAAAATTTCAATGGTAGTTTCTTCACTTGGTTCGTCAATGCTTACACGCTGGAATCTTCTCATTAAGGCACGATCTTTTTCAAAATACTTTCTATACTCCTCCCAAGTTGTGCTTGCAACTACTTTTAGGTTGCCTTTACCTAATGCTGGTTTAAGTAAATTAGCCAAGTCGTTACTGCTACCTTGGCCTCCTGCGCCAGCACCTGAAATCATGTGTGCTTCGTCAATGAACATAATAGTTTTACCTTTTTTCTGTAAACCAGCTAAAACTAATTTAAATCTTTCTTCAAAGTCACCTCTGTATTTTGATCCTGCTAACATTGATCCAATATCTAAAGCATATACATTGTATTCTTTAAGGAACTCAGGTGTTTGTCCATTTTCAATTTTCCAAGCAAGACCTTCGGCTATAGCAGTTTTACCAACACCTGGATCACCTACCATAAGCACATTACTTTTACTACGACGACCTAGTGCTAGTGCGACAGCATCTAATTCTTCAAATCTTCCAATAACTGGATCAATTTTTCCGTTGCGTACTTGAAAATTTAGATCTTCAGTGAATTGACGCAAGGCTTGATTTGCTGCTCCAGCATTTTCTTGTATTTGTTCTTCTTCTTCCTTTTCACCAATTTCGATACTCAGATAGTTTTGGTATTCTTGTTTGTTGATACCAACTTGTGTTGTTAAGAAATAGGCATAACTTTTCTTTTCACCTAGTATACTTAAAAATACATCAGGTATGTCAATAGTATTTCTTCCTTGGAATAGAACTTGCGCAAAAGCTCTATTAAGCACACGTTCAACTGTCTGTGTTTTCTTAGGCTTCCATTTTTTTGATACTGTCTCCATATCAATTTTGATATTTTCTAATTTACTTTTTAGATAATTTTCTAAATTATGTTTTAGTAGTTCTGTGTCAATGCCAAATTCAGTTAAATGATCAAAAAACTTTTCTTCGCACAACATACCAAAGAGAAGATGTTCTAAGGTAACATACTCATGAGAAAGTTTTTTAGCATCTCCTACTGCTTTGTCAAATACTAATTGTAATTCGCTACTTGGTTCTACCATTTTTTAATGCTTTCTTAATATCTTTAAGTCTTTTTTCTTCAGCTCGTTTGACCTTAAGACGACTCACTCTATCTATATATTGAATGCCATGTAGATGATCATATTCATGTAAAAAGATTCTAGCATCAATATCATCCAACTTCATCTCTACAGTTATAACATCTTTATAGTCATTTGTCAAGGTAAGAAATGACACAATAGTACTAATTGGTCGTTTTACTCGCAATATCAAACCAGGGTGACTAAGACATCCTTCGGGTCCTAATTCTGTTTCTTTGCTAATACCTTGTATTTGCGGATTAATAACAACCATAGGATCACCATACTTCTTATTTAATATAGTTTTCATCACAAATATCTGCCCATTAAACCCTACTTGGTTAGCACTGATGCCAACACCTCCATATTTTTTCATTACATCAATCATATCCAACGCAATTGGCGCAGGATGTATTTGTTCTAAATCATATACTTTAACTGGATTCTCCAGCATTGTATTAGGTGCGAGTACTAAGTTCATCATTTAAGATTTTTATCCTTCTTTCCATTTCAGGGTCGTCAATTTTTGGTAGAACACCATGTATGTTTACATACATATGTCCTGTACGTCCAGTTCTAGGATCGGGTAAACCGTATCCAGCTACACTTAAAACTTGTGACGGTTGTGTGCCTTTTGGTATATTAACTCGTAAAGGGCCGCCTCCAATTTTTTCAACAATAACATCTGTGCCTAACATTAAATCAAACACACTTATTTTTATATTAGTATAAAGATTTTTACCATCTCTTTTGAATCTGGTATGTGGTCTAATTTTAACTAGTACTATTAAGTCTCCTCGCGGGCGTCTTGGATCTGTAGCATCTCCTAACCCTCTAAACCTTAATGCTTGTCCATGTTCAATACCTGGTTGTATTTTTATACTAGCACTACTTTCCATTCCATTTGATAGTTTATAAGTTGCTAAAACATCTCTACCAACAGCAACATCTTCTAAGTCAATGGTAATAGAAATTTTTATATCTCTGTTTACTTGTGGCCGTTGTTGACGTTGTCCAAAAAACGCATTCATAATGTCATCTAAATTAGAAGAATTAACATTCATCCTAACTTGAGGATTGTCATATTCTTGTCTTTTATTTGGATCTTTAAGTGTTTCGTATGCTTCGTTGATTTGAGCAAACCTGCTACTGTCACCGCCGTGGTCAGGATGATGGGCCATCGCCTGTTTGCGATAAGCCTTTTTAATTTCATCTTGATTAGCTTGTTTGTTTATACCAAGTATACTGTAATAGTCCATACTATTACTTATTTGCTAAGTGTCTACTTCTTGCTAGTTCCGGCGTAAAGTCCAAACCATGCTGCTCCAGCACCTACAACAACACTAATAAGCCCTGATTGTTCTAGTGTAGGATTTGGTAACTCCATGTACCACATTACACATTGATATAACAAATAGATATAAGTTGTAATAAAGATACGTGGAAAAATTCTCCAAGCATCTACAGCCCGTGCCAAATGAATCATTTTAGCAAAAGGATTAGGTCCTAGATCTTTTACACTTGTATCTACTTCTAAGTCTAGTTTTACTTTTTTAGTAGCACCACTGCTACTTGCCGGAACCACAACTTCAGCATCTGCCTTTGGTTCTGCTGCTGGCGCTGCGTCTAAGTCTTCAAGTTTTTTTCTTGGCATTTTTACCCTCCAATTTTTGTAATCTGCCCTCTAAGTCATCTATCTTTGCTGTGATTTTTGGATACTTTTTTCGCCATGCGTCTTCAGGCTGTTCTAGCCATGTAAGTCCCCAACGTTCTACAAGATAGTCAATAGCACGATCTACTTGGGCATAGCCCCATAGACCGATACGTGTTGTACTAATGTATGCTACAAATATAGCACCAAGCACACTGCCACCGATTGCTGTGTAAATCCACAGTCTATCCGTCGCCATCCTTTCGATCATTTCCCACATTGTTGCCCCTCTTTATATGTGTGTATTTAGCTCTACGTATACCTATTGCTCTGTTAGGTATATATAAATCATACCGCACTTCATTTCGTTGATTACCGCCTAATATTACCCAACGTTTGTTTTTTTCTTCTATAAAAAATCCAACATGACCTTTCCATCCTTCGTCTCCTCTAGGAAAGATTACAATATCGCCACGTTGAATATCTTCAGGTTGAACTGGCTCGCCCCAATTGAGAAAACTACGAGCCATAAGTGGAACATCGCTTACACTTTCACTACCTGGTATGCCATCTATTTCTAATATAGCATTTACAAATGCCGCACACCATTCTGTACGTACAGGATCTACACCAACTAATTCACGTATTTCACTACGATCTTGCCGTTCTTCTAGTCCTATATAAGTTTGTGCTGAAACAATTGGATCGGGTTTGGGTACATTGTTACAACCAGCAACGACAAGTATACTACTCGTCCACAATAACTGCTTTATCAAGTGCTTCTTCTGCCTCTTTGTAGTAGCCTTCATATGCTGCTATGATTGCTTGCTGCTGTTGTACTAAAGCTCGTATGTCTGAAAAGTTTAAACCTAAATTGCCGTAGCCTTCACCTGTTAACGCATACAAAGCAAATGCCTTGCCTTCGGTTTGTAGTTTGTCTATTACGGAATCTACATTGCCTTCGTTAAGCACAATCCATTCTACATTACGCATGTTAAGTTCGTCAACAGGAGGTAAGGTAAGGGTAGGTTTTTCTACTGGACTAGTAGATATATCAATCTGCTGTGGTTTGGTTGAGCAGGCCGCGAGACTTATAAGTATCGTAAAGCCAAGGACACTCTTTGTTAAAAGCGATGCCATTTTCAGCGTTCCTTTCTTTGTCATTCAGTTCTGCCCCCGATAGAAGTTCAAAACATCTACCAGCATTTTCAGTGCCTCTGTTTACAGCACGTTCTATACCTTCAGCATTTGCTATTGCTGCTGCCGTTAAATCTATTTCCTGTAGCTTATCAGCAAGTCTTTGGTTCTGCCTGCGTATAGCAATGTATGCTTCGTTTAAACTAGCAAGTTCACTAGAAGCTTTCTCATAGTCATTTTCTAGTGAACTAATAGTTTGTTCATTAAGTTCTACTGCTGTGTTTAGTTTAGCATTATTAGATGTAAGAATAGCCAAGCGTTCTTGTGTATCGTTATAATACCAGTAGCCAATACCACCGACACCTAACAATAACATAAACATAACTATTGCTAATTTAGCGCCCATACCACCTACCCGAAGAGCTTTCCCAATGTTTTAGGTCCTAATACACCATCTGCTACTAAACCTTTACTAGACTGCCAACTTTTGATTGCTCTTTCTGTTCCTGGTCCAAAGATACCGTCTGCTGGTGCTATGCCAAGTTTTTCTTGAACCTCTGCTACCAGCGGTCCTCTTGAACCTTTTCTTAATACTTGGTTTAAGTCGTATTCAACTTCTGGTTCTTCATAATCACCACCTAGCACATCAAGTGCATGTGCCCAATGCTTTTTACGATCTTCTAAACCAATAGTACCACCGTTGATGCGTTTGGTCATTTTTAAAATGTCCATGTTGTCACAGTGTTTGTTGATGTTGTTTTCGTCCCAGAACCAGCAAGCACTGTCCAACGCACCTTTTTTGGTACGCACATAATCAACTGCTTCGTCAACTGTCATATCTACATCTTCGGCGAACTCTGTATAGTTGTATCGTCCAGTAAGCTGAATAAGGCCGCCTCCGCGGAACTTCCAGCCATCACCGCTTTCTGTGTCTCCGTTGTCCATACGGTTCGCATAAATGACATTAGCAATTTTTTCAGGTTGTCTGTGATATAGATTAGCATCTCTTCCGGCTCTCTTGAAGTACTTAGGAAAAATAGTATTAAGTGCTTTAGCACTATAATTTAAATTTTCAGTGATTACACGGAATCCTCCTGATTCGTGTCCACACTGAGCAATAAATCCTGCTACTCTTGGAATAGTATTAATTTCCCATAGTGGTAAGATTTCAAGCATAGCGTCATACCAATCTTTCCAATCGCTGCGGTGAATGAGTTCTTCTGCCATCCACGGTTCAAAATCAAAATCAAAATGTTCTTTACCCATAATTATGTTTCCTTGTTGTTAGGTGCGCAGTGGTCGCATCTGCAAGTGTTACATGTTTTTGTTATAGTTGGCGACTCATGTGTTCCAGGTGTGCGTTCCAACGCCATATATTGTGAGGTTCCACAATGTGATGTTCTTCCGCAGTTTTGACAGTAAGTATATGGTATCATATTCTTTCTACTACTAGCATATGCCCTTCATTTTCAAATGTTAAAGTCTTTTTTCCAAATTTACTAATATTATAATCACCACAATATTTTGTTAGGAACATTATTTCTGCGTAGTCGTTCATGTTTATTTTATCTTCGATATTTTCTAAGACTTCATGTGTTGGTCCAAATCCTTTGACAACAAAGCCAATAGGATCAGCATATGCTTTTTTTATTATAAGCTCATCGTCTTCCATCATAATATCATCTACATAGCTTTTTGTAAAAAAGTTTTTAAAATTATTCATGTTGTTTTCATTTACTGTTTTTTCGTACGATTCGTCATCTAAAGGAATTGTTTCTGCTAAACTTTCATACGAAGCAGGATGTGGTTCAAATGCTTTATAATATCTATAGCCTAACTTTTTACCTGTTAGCTTTTGTACGCCATCTACTATTTCCATAATTTGTTCAGGAATTTTTTGATCACGTTCCATTTCTACATATACTCTGTAGTATCCATCACTTTGTTCACCGCTTGTAGCGTCAGCATCTAAAACAAAATTATAGCCACTTTCGATAAATTGAACAAGGTCATCAGCAGCAGGTTTTTCAAGCACTGTAAAACTTAATACAACAATATCTTTATCACTGCCCATTTTGCTCTGGTAACTATCTACTTCAAAAACATTTTTTACTAGATCTTTTAAATCATTAGGTCGTAATCCCATTATACTTCTCCGCCTACTTCTGTATCTTCTAACTCAGGTGTGTCTTGAGGTGTTTGTTGTGGAGCAGCGTCTACTTGCCCAGTTTCATCTTGTACATCTAAATCTTCAAAACTTGCGCCGTAAAGGTCAGCAAGTAATTTCTTTGGCATTGTAACTTCTACAATCCAAATAGGATGTCTGTCCATTTTGCCTTTTTTGGTACCAGGACGAATATCGTCTGGAGTCATGATTTTTCTTGGACGTAACATGCTACCTTTTTGGTATCCTATTTTACAATCGTAATCAAGCAAACGCTTTCCACCCATTGGATCTGGCATATTTTCTCTTGGCCAAAAGAATTTAGCTGTTACCCAATGCCGATCAATTTTTGGGCCTTCTGCTAATTCACCATCTTCCCAATTTTTATAAACATAGATATCGAGTTCGTCAAGAACTCTTTCAAAATCTTTTAGAACATTAAAAGCACTATTGCTTTCATATATGCTTTCTATGTTTTTGATTACATCTAATTCATCTAGTATACTCATGGTACGTCCTTAAACTTACATACTTATTTATCGTATTGGCTAACCAATATACGCAGATTTAAATATACCTCTTTGACTAAATACCATTGCAGGGGAACCTGCTAATACCCCTGTGTACAATAGGAGGACCTTAATGGGTAAAGCTAGAGCCAAAAGGCAAGCACACATCACAAGCAATCACAACAATGTTGTAAAATTATCAAACTTCCTACCACAAAAATCACGACAAGTAAAAATACTACCACGCAATCGTAGTCAAGAAAAATATATACTAGAACTAATGAACCGGGATAAAGACATAGTCTTCGGGATAGGTCCAGCTGGAACTGGTAAAACTATGATAGCGTGTCAAGTTGCTGTTAAAGCATTTTTAGATGGTGAAGTAGAACGCATAGTTGTAACTAGACCAGCCGTTAGTGCTGATGAAGACTTAGGTTTTCTACCTGGCACACTAGAAGAAAAAATGGCACCATGGACACGACCAATATTTGATGTGTTTCGTGAATATTTTTACGCAAACGAAATTGAAAGTATGATAAAAGAGGGCGTGATAGAAATATCACCTTTAGCATACATGCGTGGTCGAACGTTTAAGAATAGTTTTATTATTGCTGATGAAATGCAAAACGCAACACCTAATCAAATGAAGATGTTGCTTACACGTATTGGTGAAAATAGTAAAATGGCAGTAACAGGAGATTTAGCACAGGCTGATAGATTAAAAGATAATGGATTAATCGATTTTTCTAACCAGTTGAAACAATCAAAAGCAACACGTATTAGTGCAATAAACTTCCATCACAAGGACATTGAAAGACATGAAGCGGTGACACAAGTTTTAGAAGTATACGGAGACGCTTAACTTTATATAGTACGGGGGGCATTGTTCCCCCTTACACTCTTAAATACAGGGACATGGTCGTTGGATTCTTCCTTGCGCATTAGATATAACAAGTATTCATTTTCGCTGTAAATAATCTCCCAACAATTACCCTTTACTGGTGGCCTACCCATTACATCATAGTAAATTTTACCTCTCCAGAACTTCTTTAACCAAATACGCTTTTTACTCCAACTACTACGCACAGGCCACCATGCGTAGTCTTCATTCCATTCTAAAGCAGGTTCAAATGTTTGCGGCATTGAGTTCCTTTGCGAGAGGAAATATCTCTGCGATGACCTTAGCACACTCCCAAGCGATTTCCATGTGTTCTTTTTGTGTTCCATTAGCACCTCTTAGCTCAATATAATGTATCCAACTACGCAAAGTTCCATTCATATATAAACGTGTTTTCGTATTGCCTTCTGGTAGAACAGCACGAGCTTGTTCTTTAGCAATACCATTGTCAATAGCCCAGTTGTATGCTGCTTTTGCCGCATTGATCACAGTTTGCTGATAACCTTCCCATTGCTGTTGTAGTTCAATGTCTGTAGTATCAATACTATTCTGACGATTTTTAGGATCTTGTAATCTTGCTTCACGAGTTACAAACTGATCTCCCATTTCTTCTGGATTAGCATAACGCTGACTAAACTCTTGAAAAGCAAAACTACGATGTCGAACAATCTGATGCGCAATATCACGTGTAGTATCAATCTCCATACACACGTTGACCATTTCTAGCGGGCTCCAGTGTGCGTGTTTTATTAAATACTTTACAAGTTTCTCACTTGTTTCGCTGTTCATTTGATTAGCTGGATTGCTTACTCTAGCACAAAACGCTACAAGGTCTAGAAGATTATTATCTTGAATACCTTCATTTACAAATTCTGCGGTTGGTTTTGTGTAACTTACTAATCTAATCATTTATTTTCCTTTATATAGTAATGGTGCGTCTAACAAGTAAGAGCCATCGTTCTTACGTTTAACTATTCGTTTATCGTTGATATACATACCTTTTTTATTGTACTTGATTACAATGCCTTGTTGTTGGCATTTAGTCCAATAAGATACAACATCGTGCGATTTATATATACCTTTAAGGTATACATCGTTTTCGGGTTGTGCGAAACCTGTTCTTACATAATATCCTAAATCAACAAGATTGTCAAATGAAATTAGATTTTCTTTAGGTAGATAATCCCCTAGCCCAAATGTAGCAATACGTATTTTGTGATTTGGCATGTAAGGCAACATATCAACACGTAATTTTCCAGGCTCTATCATTATTTGCGGATCAGTTGCTGGTCTTTTCAAATAATTTATAGTAATTGGATCTTCTAAATATTGTTCTTGTAATAAGAAATAGACAGAAAGTATAGTTTTGTATCCATTGGCATTTGGTACATTTTTGATTTTCCATTCTGTAGTATCAAGAAGTTCTTCTGGTCCATTGCCTGGCCATAATTCTTCAAAAAGTAAACGTAATCTTAAACTAATAGGGTTCCAATGTGCAGGATAAGCAGACAACCAATCATAGCTATCTATTTCATAAAGTCTGCGATCTTCTGGTAGTCTATCAATATCTGTTGTAAGAGCTAAATCAAATTTATCTAAAAGGCCATTCATTGTGATTGCCTTTTATATTTTCTATTCTGCTTTCTAAAAAAGAAATTGTGGTGTAAATAAATCCTGTGTCTTGTTCTTGTACTAATGATTTATAATATTTAATTTCTTCTTCTAGAACATCAATTCGTACAAGATCATTTATTAATTTAGTCTCCACGTCCGGGTTCCTCTGAAAAGTATTTCATTTTGCCTTCGACTCCTTGCCAATCTTCGGCATCAGGTGGCACATCTTCTTGTCGCATAACTGTAATGTTTGGCCAAATACTAGCATACTTATCATTGAACTCTACCCATTGTTCTGCTCCGTCTACAGTATCAGGTAAAATAGCATCAGCAGGACATTCGGGTTCACATACTCCGCAATCAATACATTCGTCTGGTTTGATTACTAACATGTTTTCGCCTTCATAAAAACAATCCACTGGACAAACTTCGACGCAATCCATATGTTTACATTTTATACATGCGTCATTTACGATATAAGTCATCAAATTTCCCTTCAAGCGTTGCTATATTTTTTTGATTGTGTATTAAGACATCATACATCTCATCAAGAGTTTTATTATAGTTTAGGTTAGCAATATTGTCTATAACAATTTTTAATTTTGCTAATCTTTTATTGTTGTCAAGTTCGGTATCATAACTTTCGTCCCACCACTTAGAAAAAGTTTTGAAACCAAGATCCTGTATAAGTTTTAAAGTATAAGGAGGAGCAGCTAATACAAATGGTCTTCCATATAAAATAGGATCCAAAGTTTTTTCACTAAAATTAGCAAAGTTACTTTCAAAGAAAGTTTCAGTAATGATTGTACAAAAACTTTCTCTGTATAGGTTTTCCATATGATGATGTAAAAGATCACCATTGTCGTATGCTAGTGCTAATGGAAGGTTATTAATAAGATTTTTATTATCCTTAATATCAAGTTCTTTATTTGTAAAATTATTATCATTAAAATAATAACTAACTTTGCTTGTACTAGGATATTTAGAATACAAATAACTTGCTAAAACTCGTCTATGTATTTTGTCTTTATAATTAGGACAAAAGAAACTGTTTTCTATATTTGTAGTGTAAGAAGTTTGTTCTTTAGATAATCTACTGGTTTCATACCATAAGTAAGGATCAAGATAATAAGTATCTTTACAAAAATTTTCCATACCTTTGTTTGGTACGTAAAATTTTACATTAAAATTTAAAGTTGAAATAAATTCGTACTCGTCACAAAAATCAAATTCAAATTCGCCTGCGTAATCTCTAAATTCATCTTCAGGATCTTTTTGTAACATATAGATAGGTTCAAAAGCAAACCAATCAACTTTTTGTCCAGAAAAAAGGTTTTGTAATATTTTTCTTACTTTGGCAGTGTTTTCAATTAAACCAAATTGAACAACTAGATTTGTTCCACACTTGTCTTTTAAAAAGTTTACACCGTCTGATCTATAGTCATCAAACTCTTCTACTATTTCTCCATTAGGGTCAAGCACCGTAGTTTGATACCCAAATATTATGTAAAGCACTAAAGTTGTCCTAGTCTTATCAACGTTGCGGCTAAGTTAATTTCTGGATCTACAACCAATGTATGATCAACTAAGCCTTGTTTAATAATTAGCACTGCTTTGTCTTGTTGTTCGTCTGTTCCGAACAATTCAATGTTGTCATAAAGCCAACGGTAAATCTCTTCCATTTCTTCTGCTCGTACAGTGCCACACAATAACTTTCTAGCATCGTGAATCTTGCCTGCTTTAAACAGTTCTACCATATCCAGTTTCCAGTCACTTTCACCTGTGTCACCTTCTTGTGGGCTAACAAGTTTACCGTCAACTGAATTCATCTGTACCATATTGATACATTTTCTCAAGTCTGGATACGTTGCTTTAACATATGTATCGAGTGTCTCCAAATCAGGAGTGATACCTTCATTGATGAGAATCTGAGCGACCCTAGCAGTAAATTCAGTTTGATCGATTTTGGCAATATGGAAACCTTGGCACCTGCTATGAATAGCCGGAATAATCCTGTTAGGATAATTACAAGTAAGAATAAAACGTGCTGTGCTATGATACTCTTCCATAACACCACGTAACGCTGCTTGAGCGTTTGGAGATAAGTAATCTGCCTCATCTAATAATACTACCTTAAAAGCACCAAACGGGATCATCTGGACAAAATTAACAATTTTGTCACGCACATCATCTACACTATTTGTGCGACTTGCGTTTATTTCTAATATGTCTAAGTCATTAACATCAAGCTCATTAAAAAGCAACCTAGCAAGAGTAGTTTTGCCAATTCCAGCGTTACCACTGAAGAGCAAATGTGGAATAGTTTTATCTTTAATCCACGTAGTAATCTGTTTTCTTTGTGCGTCATCTCTAAATACATAACCGTCCACTGTTTTTGGACGATATTTTTCTACCCATAGTTCTTTCATTCTACAAGTGTGCTCCACTTTTTAAGTTTTTCTAATTTTACGTCTGCTCGATCTTGTAATTCGATCCAGTCTGTGATATTGTGTTCAACCATTAGTTCCATCATACAAAATACATCACCTAGTTCTTCTACTAGTTTAACACGTTGTTCTTCTTCGATCAAGTCTAAAGTTTCATACTTGCGCATTATTTTACTACAGCGTTGTGTAAGTTCACCGCACTCTTCCATTGTGATACACATCAACTGTTGTAGTGTATTAATAGGGCTATTCATATTCTCCTCTCAAGTTTAAAACTAACGTTCGTCTTTCGCTTTTGCCATCACTTTTATAACTGTGCCATGTTTGATTACTACGTGAAAAAATCATACAACGATTTTGTTTCCATTCGCAAGTTGCCACAGGATCGCCATCTTCTGCGTCATACAAAATAGTACCAATGTTTTCTTCTGGCTGTAAATAGATTACACAACTTAATAGTTTATCTTCAGAATCAGGATGAACAGGAAATACAAAAGTTTTGCCTGTGACAACAACATTCAATTCCATATATTTTACACTATCAACCTTATCCGGAGCGTGTTGTTCTAAGATATCAATACATTTTTTAAAATATCTTTTTTCAAATCGTTTTAAGAAATCGTATGGAAAACTAGAATTTAGTTGTCCGTCTCTCCAAATCTGATTTTTGCTCAACTCCATCCCACCGTCTACGGGCGTAATCATATCAACAGTTGATAAGAAATCAAAGTCTTCTTGTTCTAAAAAATCATCAATGACTTCATGTTTCCAAGGTTTGTCTATAATCATATAATTCCTAATTCCTTATATGCTATTTGTACACCTTTGGCTTGAAAGTAGCTATCGGCTAAAGCATTATGTAAATCACTTTGCATTGCTTTACGAGGGTCTATTTTACAACACGCAAACAATGTACGTGAATCTCGGACTTGCCAAAACTGCCACGCAATCGGCTTTCCT